TCTGATAGATATTTAGGTCTACCATCTACAATTTTTCTAGCAGTATTGCCTACAATACGTCCTTGATAGAAAAAAGGTATAATAACCCGCTGCTCGTAGCCTGGACTGGGACTCCAATAGAAATTACCATCTACGGGATTATATCCTCTATTGTAAACATACTCTAAAACAGGAATAATTTCAGCAGGCATATCTGTGCCAAACTCTGCCCACTCTTTCAAAGACAATGAGCCTTCTGGCAAGGGCTTATCTGTAAAATCAATCTTAGGCTGATGCTGTTCTGGCTTGTATTCTGGCCCTTCGGTTTTAAGACTTTCGAATATCATTGTTTTGATATCGTCTTCGTTGGCACCTAGCCAGCGGCTAAATGTTTTCATCTTTTCGCCAAAAGGAGAACCAGGTTGCCATCCAGTTGAAAATTTACAGTTGAAGCAGTTGAATACTATGCCATCGCCGTCAAACCGAATGCCGCCACGTTTACGAGTATCCGGACTATGCCCGCGATGCTGGCAACAGGGTGCATTAAAACTAGTCCAACCGCTGGGGCTTGATTTAGCTCGTGGAGGGAGTAGTGTTCGAAATTTGTCTACGACTAGAGTCATAGTACAAGTATACTATCTGTACAACACCTTGTCAAGTGTTCCAACAACGATATTGGTATCTGCCAAAACAAATGTTTGTACACCGTTGTAGGATAATCCTGTGAACGTAATTCCGGTAATACCGCCAATTTCGTTTACCGCTGATACGGTAATAGTGAGGTCATTGGTGTCTAATTCACCACCTAATCTGTTACCTGGAATTAGAATAGTATTGCCAATTTCGTATCCTTTACCGGCATTGCCAACATCCACGGTATAGTTTAACAACATCGTTTGAGAGATAGTAAATGTTGCGGTAGACGAGCTCTGAGTCGGCACATGTTTGATTCTAAACCAATTATATTTGCCAGTGATATTCTTATATCGCTGTGTGGTAAGATCAACGGTGGAGATATCAACCCATTTATGTGGAGTGGCTCCTTGTTCATCTAAGCTGCCTTGAATGGTTACAGTTCCGCGATAGTTTGATGAATAAAATTGAAACGTGTGTAGAGTTCCAGCACTGTTAAAAGTTGGTTTGGTATCAACAATACTACTGATAAAAAACTTTGAATCCTCTCCGCCTGTGGTGAAGGGATTTACATATTCAAACTTGTCAATAGCCGCGCTGGGCGTAACCTCTCCTAGCACATCGCCTAATACTTCAATGGTTCCTAGAGTATCATACTGGCTGTCCATATACATGGCTATTCTAGAAGTAACTTTGTAGTCTGTTGAATCAATGGATTCTCTAACTTCTTTGATAATACTATACTCGTAGAATCCAGGATCAATATCTAACATTTCATACTCTGTTAGAATAACTGTTACCTTGCCTGTGATAAGATCCATTGCTGAGAAATCTTTCTGAAAAACTAAATCTTTTGTTTCTCTTGTTACAAGATTAAATACCAAAATAGACCCAGTTATGTTACTGGCTTTTTGATCACTGTTACGGACCTGAACATCAATGCGATTGTCAACACTGCGATATATTTTTAAATTTCGATTATACACTCTGCGATACCTCTCTGTCGTCCAGGAATCTAACGGGTTTGTAAACACGTCTAACTTATTTGAATATAAATAAACAGGATTAAATTGCATACATTAGAATACCTTTAGCATTATTTATCGAATGAGAATAACAGAAAACCTACAAGAAAATTTTCCATTTATCAGTGTTATAAATCACGTTAATCAAGAATACGTGGGCATAATTATCAATCAAGATGCACAGGTTACTAGTGTATATGATTATGCTGCTATAAAAACAGATGCTGAAAAAACACGCTTTTTAGAGTTGGGCGAAGTATGGTGGTGGGAATCAAACCGTCAAATACCTATTAATATTTTTTTACTTAAAGAAATTGTTGAATTCCGATATGCTATTAGAAACTTCAGCACTAAAGACGTAAAGGTATTATTGGGCCCTTGTACTAGTCTAAATGATATTATTGTAAAACGAATCAAGCGTAAATCAATTACCCTGATTAGAAAAGCTAGTTAATAACACCAGAAATAAAATACTTGTTAACCATGCGTTCATTATTTCGATGATGCATGTGTTTTTCAAACGTTATTGTATATCCTAATTCTACAAATTTATTATGCCACCAATCTTTAGATTTTAAGATTAAATGTGCATTCCTGCCGTCTGGTAAGACTACTTTAGAAGGTGCTAGAGCAATAAGATGATAGAATCTGTTTGATTTTTCTTTTAAAAATTCCAGCGTCTGATCTAAAAATTCTGGTTCAATATGCTCTAGTACATCAGTAGAAATTACCAAATCAAAACTTTGATTTTCAAACTTATTTAAAAAATTTTCATTACCGGGATCATAACCGCATATATTTTTTTGTGGATATTTTAATGCTAGGGTGTTTACTAATGACCCCACTCCACATCCAAAATCTAAGATAGATGCTGGATTGTGCTCGTCTATAATAGTTTCTAAATATTTTGGTAAATTTTTTCGTTTGCCAAAATTTTCTAAACCATTAATAGATTTAAGTATAGATTCGTATTCTGCCGATATCATTGATATCCATAACTAATCTGTTCGCAAATTAGATTCATTTGTACAACAATAGCAACTGCATAGGCAGTGGCATGTGACTTCTTAAAGAAGTATTCTTCACTTTCGGGTTTCTTCCAAACCTCGCTTAACACAGTGTTCCAATCTTTTCCAATTAAGTATCGCTTGGCGGGCCGAATCATAGCCAACACCGCAGCCAATTGTTCGATCGTAATTGGCTTCATCTTTCTCAGAATCTCGCCGTGCCCGTTCACATGAAAGAGCAGGTTGTTGAAGCTGTCGTCCTCTAATAGATCCCATAGTGGTTCCTTATTCATTAATTCTATAAGGTGTTCTTCATTTCGAACCCCCTTATAGATTCCTACGTTTAAAAAATCTATCTTGAAATACTCTTGTTCTTCTGCTAGATCATATGGTATTGCACATAAGTTTTCTACAGCATTTACAGGCACCTCGTGAAGATATACACCGGTATTATGTTTGACCAATTTATTATCTTCTAGACGACTAGCTCTAACATGTTTGAATAATGCCAATGCCTGCTCTCTATCTAGAAAGTCTATGTCAATATCAGGCATTGTTAACCTCTGGAGGGGCCCACGTAGCGTAGTCAATTTTTTTCCATTGGCTAATACCTGGGGTAGTGTAGGGAGTATATATTTCGCCGGTTTCACGATCTACCAGCATCCATTTCTCCACACATTTGGTAGTTATGGTCAGTGTCTGTGGTTCAACAAGTTCAGGCACTACAGTTCCGTCGATTAGTGTTCTAGTCATCATTGTAATCTCGTAGTTTCAAAAAGCAGTAATGGCAGGGTTTCTGCTAGAAATTCTGCATATGCTTCAGCATCCTCTGCATCTTCGAAGTTGGTAAACTTTACATATACTGCGGGTTCTTCATCTGATGTGGTCATAACTTCTATTTCGATGTCGTCCTTAGAGATAAATTCTTCGTTGTCTTTTAGCTCTTCAATTGCTACTTCTGGTTCTGGTTTTTTCTTTGGCATTACAGTATCCTCGCCTCTTTAACAACATCTTTGATTAATTCTACATCAGCAGGCAGAGATTTAAATCTACGAATCCAAAATTGAGGATCTACGATAGGCCCTACAATTTCTAACTGCTCGTCATTCATACGCTTTAGCAGTTCTTTACCCGACTTGGTATTTAATACCAGCCACGGACTAATTAACCCTTCTTTGATATCGTGAGTAGCACGATTTAAATTTACATATTGAAAATAGTGTTCCCATGGAGCAGAGTTTGCGTCGGCCCAATCCATCATTGTTTTAATTGTGCGTTGTATAGCACCGTCGGCAGGTTCTATCTTAATTAACTCTCTAATATATGAATCATATAACTCATCTTTACACCAGTGATCTAATTTTACTCCGCTTTTAATAACATAGTCGATAAATCGTTCCGGATATATTGGTGCAGTATTGATCATAAAACTGCCAAACTTTACAAAGGCTGTGTAATAAGGGCTCGATGCAAATTCTTCAAAGGTCTTGGCTGCTTTGCTTTTTTGTGTAAGCTCGTAGAATCTCTGATAGGTCAGTAGTCCTGTTTGCACATGACGCTCGTCGCGACTAAGATATCGACGTTTTTGTTCACAGACGTGGATAACCAAAGTTTTTTCTTTAGCAAACAGTTTACCACAGTGTTCACACTTATAGTTTAATTCCATTGATCGCTTTTTTGTCCCAGCCAAGATCTTCGCAGTATTGTTTGATTTCTTTGTCAGTGCTAATTGCTGCAAGTGTCTCAACATCGGTCCTTTTCATATTTGGAAATAGTTCTGCTAAAAATTCTTCTTTCTTATTTTTTTCACGTTTCAATGGCAGCCACTCATGGAACTGAGTCTTCTTACTTTCGTGACTACACATACACAGTGTCTGCCATTGTAGTTTGGGATGTTTGGCAATATCATTCCAATGCTTGTTATAAAACTCATTAACTGTTAGCAAATAGTGTTCTTGTAATTCTCTATTACTGGTCTTGACATTACTGATATATCGATTCAGTGTCCAGAGGTCGCCTTTGATTTCTTTCTGCCCTTCTTCCGGCGAGGCATCCCAAAGTTCTTTTAATCCCATGTCTACTGCGGGGATCATGTCTTTAAAAAGGTCTACGTGTTTATTTTTGCCCATTATCTTTACTCAGTTCGTATAGTATTTTAACACGATCTATCGCATCTTGCAAGACTTTATTTTCCTTTGCTGCTTCAACTACATCTATCCAAAATTGACTTTGTTGTTCGACATAATCTTTTTGTTTTTTGATAAAGGTTCTACCAATTTCAAATCTATTAGAAGGGTGGTCCCCGAATTCTCTAGCATAGGTTACACCGTCTGCATGCTCGTAAATATAAGTGGCTCCTGGTTTTAGTGATCCCATAATTAATCTCTATAAACCATAACACAGTCTTTTGGCCAACTTACTTCCATAGTGTAACCCCAAGCTAACAAAAGTTCAACTGCTAAATTCCCTTCTTCGCCGTAATACCTGCTCGAATAGTTTTTTTCCTCCATTAATATTACAGGTTTATATTTTTTAATGGTGTTTTCGGCTCCTTGCAGAATATACGGTTCATAGCCTTCGCAATCTAATTTTATAAATCCAACCTCTGTCAACTCGAAGGAATCTAATGTTTTGCAAATGTTTGTTCCAGAAACTTCTTTATTGACATGAGTACCGAAAGTATTTTTAAGATAATTTAACGAAACAAGTTCTTCTTTGTCACTTAATCCGCAATCACACACTACTACATTATCTAATTGAAATTTTACTACATTTTTTTTGAGACATTCTCGAACCGGAGTATCTACTTCAAATGCATAAATCTTAGAAAATTTGTCGTTTAAATTGTAGCTCATAATGCCATAATTTGCACCCGCATCTATTGCTACACTGTGATTTTTTACATATCTTAAGGCTGCTTCTAATTTGTTTACCTGATAGTCAACAACTGTAGAAGCACGGCCGTTAATAGGGTCTGCTTTCTTAAGAGCTGCTCTTAGTGCGCTGTCTCCTGGAATTATCTCCCAATCATCTATATTCATTATAATTTTTTCCTATGGTTAACTCTTAATAATAGACATTAGCTCATGCTATCTGATATTGTTCTGTAAGTTCAGCAGGTAATGTTGAAGAAAATTCGTTTACAGTAAACTGACTCCAGCAAATATGTTCCCACCAATCGTGTCTATCGGGATACTCTATAGTTTTTAGATTTTCAACCCCACCCATAAGAAGAGTAGTCATAGAGTTATCTACAGTAAACGCAGGGGTTCCTAACAAGCAGGACTGCACACAGGCCATAGTACGTTCTCCGATCACAGCGTAGGCATTCTTTATTTGTTCTTTCAAGGACTGGAATTTTTCCTTTCCCTTCTTTTTTCTCCAGACAATCGGACCATTCCAGTATTGACTAATCTGGTGATCAAGACGATTTTGAAATTCAAAAATACTTTCTCCGGTTCTTTGCAATAATATTTCCTCATTAGGCAAGATTCCTAGCACGTATTCATCCGATGAGTCAAGTTGCCAGGGCTCTATTTGAGGATCTGCAAACAAATGACTGCGAGAAAATGGCCGAGTTTTTATCTGCATATTATGATGTCCATTATAAGTGACTCGCCTCGCCGTGTTTTTATCACCCCAATATGCATAATCAATTTCTATCCAAGGTCGTCCCTCGTCAATATACGGTTTAATTGGATCCCACCAGGGTGCGTAATGACTTGCTATCAAAATTTCATCATCAGGTATTTGAGATACAGTATCGTACACAGTTAGCCCCATTAGTTTCCACGGCTGTACAGTCCACGTAGAAAAAGATTTCCCCATTAACTGTCTGCTTATGGCGTATTTCATCTAACTATCCAAATTGAATCTTTCCTCACGGTTTCTACAATAGTATACCCTAGCGGATTTAGATATTCACTTATTAAATATTTTTCCTGTTTCTTTTCACATTCTAACAACAGTACCGGTTTATTTTTTAAAGTATTTTCTGCACCTTTTAAAATAAAAAGTTCAAATCCTTGTGTATCAATTTTAATAAAATCAGGAGAAAGTTGAAATTTATCTAATGGTAATATTTCTATATTTTCTGTAAAAACAGAATCTTCATTGTTATTAAAATCGACAATAGAAAAGGCTCCGCAATTTTTTGATTCGGTAGGCAACTTAATAATTGCAGATTCTTCACGCTCTCCCAAGCCTGTTTTATATATTTGAATATTTGGGAAGTTTTTTGCATTATTGATCAAACAATCATAATTAACAGATGTTGGTTCAAAGGAATAAACATGATTAAATTTTTGTGCTAGTCTAATTGATTGCAGCCCAATATTTGCACCTGCATCTATAGCAACATTAAATTGTTTAACATATTTGAAGGCGGCATCTAATGCCCCTTGTTGATATGTAGTTTCAGGAAATTCGCCTACCGAATCTCTAAAGTGAGAATCAATATCTGGAAAGCTCCATCCTTTATAATTATACATTGTATTCCTTATTTTATTTGTTTGTTTAACTTAGCGGTAGTTTTGATCTTATCAGAACCTTTGGCATGAGCTATATGGGTGCCGATTAACGAATTACCAAACGGATTTTTATCTGTGGTGGATGCAGCATTCAAATCGCAAAATAAATCAGGATTATCGAACAATTTTCTGATATAATCAAAAGTCCACGAATCGTGTGTTTCGCTGTGGTTGATAAATTCCCCTGATAGGTAAAAGTTTTCCCATAGTTCTAAAAATTTTCTTGTTTCTGGTCTATCAAGATTATATCCTACAAATCCACATTCAGAATATTTTCCTTTTCGGCCAATATAGGAGATGCATTTGTTATTAGGACACACTGTTGTTATAAACTCATTATCTATTTTTTTTAATACTATTGCATCGCAGTCTAACCAAATTAGCCAACCATTTTTTTGTTGTCGGGCTGCATGCCAGATTGCAAATGTTTTGTGACAAAATTTTATAGCATTTTGTCTAAATGCATTTTTTTTCCCGCTCTTACCGTTCGCTCGCAGATCATCTTTCCATTTATCTGACAATTCTATTAACTCAGGACAGGATTGATAAAGATCTATCCATTGCACTCTGTTAGAAAAAGATGTATCTA